CGGCGGCGTCAGATGTGTATGAGAGTCAGGGGGTAGTGGCGGGTGTTTGCTCTGGTTCCTCCAGCTCCTGGTCAATGTGGTTGTACTGCCATTCAGCGAGGTAATCCTCCACCTCCTGCGAGAGGCCGGAGTCGTGGTTGTTTCCATCGTAGGGCGGACGGGGGAAGTGGTTGTTAGCGGTGGTCACCGGAGCCTCCGATCTTGCCGCGTACCTGCCGGGAGGTAAGCTTAGCGATGTTAGCGTCTAGAGCTGCCTTGAACGGGTCCTCCATGTTCGGGGCGAGCACTGGTGCGTAGAACTCCAACAGCCGCCACAGGGTCAGTAGAGCGTTCTTCGCGATGACAGATCCCACCTGGATGTTGGCGGGGTTCGATCGGATGCGTGCGTAGTAGGTAACGAGGTGCTCCGTGAGGGAGAGCATCAGACCAACCACCTCGATTGGGTTGGTGAGTGAGTTCCGCTGGATCACATCGCTACCAACCCCCAGCTCTGGGTCTGTCGTGGTAACGTCGAGGTCGTGCAACCACACTGCGACCACCCACGCGACATCCCCCATCTCCGAGAGGCGGTCCTCGTAATTGATAGGTGTCGAGTCGCGGTACTCCTTCGCCAGCACCCCTGCCAACTCACCAAGTTCTGAAAGAAGTCCAGGGAGTAGGTACTCTTGGGAGTGTGCCGTGGGCATTGCCGTGGCGAGAGCGGCAGTCTGGTAGCTGGCAAGCGTCCACTCCCCGCCGGGGGTGGCACGAATGGAGGGTACGGGAGCAGGGATCTGCTGGTTATGGGGGTTATGCTGTGTCATGGTAATGTTACCTTCCTTTAGTTTTGGACTTGAACGTGGCAAGTGGAGAGCGAGTCCGGTCGGGTTGTTGGGGTCGCCAGACCACGAGACCTTCCGCCCGTGCCACTGCTGCCAGCTGCTCGGGGCTGAGCCCGGTAGCACGCACCGCTTGGGTGAAGAGAGGAATGAGATCTGTGGCGGGTACCGCGCAGAACTGCGAGTTTACCCCGAACAGGATCTCACCTCTGCCATTCGCTGCGACAGACAACTCGTCACCCGAGGAATCAGTAAACCTGAAGACCTCAGGACCAGGAGTTGACCGTGCGAGACGACGACGCAACTGCTGAATCTTGGTAAAGCTCATGGAATTAATTATTATTCCGGCAGGCTTCTTTATTGGTATGACTAATGAATTCACCAGCAATGGACTGTGTGGGTACCTGCCGGGAGTAGTGGCGCGGATGCGTGCGAGGTTCGAGATGAATTGAGTCGTTTGACGTCGTTTGGCGTTGTTTGAAGTTACTGTAAGTACGGATTGAGTCGTTTGAAGTTACTGTAAGTACGGATTGAGTCGTTTGAAGTTAAGGGTCTGAATTTTAATACTATGGTTTTTAAACTTACGAGAATTAGAGCCACCAGAGCCACTTCCCTCTGTTTAATAGGGAAGTTAGAGCCACGCGTTAGAGGCACGCAGAGCCACTTTAGGGGCACTTAGGGGCACAGGATGATGTGTGTTGACTGCGATGCTTTAAATTAAAGTTTCGTCTTGTAGCGACCTTGGGGCGCTCTCGCTCCCCTTGGTGTCCCTAAAGTGCCTCTGCGTGCCTCTAAGTGCCTCTAACGCGTGGCTCTAACTTCCCTCTGTTTACTAGGTAAGTGGCTCTGGTGGCTCTGATTCGTTAAAGGTTGAAAATCATGGTTCTTCGAACAGTTGAACAGCTGTTAAACTTTTAAAGTCTTTCGCGCGCGCGAGATAAACTTCATAACGCTTAAAGTTTAAACTTTTAAATTTAAAAGTTATAAACGCGCGTGCGCGCTCGCGCGCGAGAGAAACTTTATAAGTATAACTTTTAAACTTTTAAATTAAAGAGTTATGAACGCGCGTGCACGGGCGCGCTCGCACGCGAGGGAGGGTTTTACTGTGGAACTGGTTTGTAATGTTAGACGGGTTTCGACCGTGGGCGATAATGGGTGTCATGCGAGAAGCACAATTGGAAGGTTACTTTGTAAGTGCCTGTCGCCGTGAGGGCTGGAAGGCGATCAAGTTAATGCCCTCGGAGAAAGGTGTTCCAGATAGGATGGTAATCATCCCCGGCGGGGAAATCCTGCTGGTGGAACTGAAGACTGAGACCGGTCGGGTGTCACCCGCTCAGAAGGAATGGCATCGACGGGCAGGAGTTCTCGGTGTTCACGTTTATGTGGTGAAGGGACCTGAGGAGGTGAAGAAGTGGGTCGAGTCGATCAAGCAGAGTCGGGGTCTCGGAGCAATCTAGAGCTGCACGACTACCAGAAGCAAGCGGTCGAGTTCTTGCGGGAGGCACCCGGCGGGCGTGGGCTGTTCCTCGACATGGGTCTGGGGAAGACTGCGATCACCCTCTCTGCACTGGAGCCGCGTCACCTGCCGGCGCTGGTCATCGCACCAAAGCGTGTGGCTCAGGAAGTATGGAAAACTGAAGCCGCGCTCTGGCGTCCTGATTTAAAGGTCGTTCAATGTACGGGTACCCCAGCGGTCCGGAAAGCCGGGTTCGAGTCTTCAGGGGACATTTACATCTGTTCTAGAGACACACAAGCCGACGCACTGCCTTACGTGCGCGCAGGAAATTTTAAAACTTTGGTTCTAGACGAGCTCAGCGGCTACAAATCAAAGTCGTCGTTGAGGTGGAAGACAGCGAACAAGATGCGGTCTCACGTGGCGAACTGTTGGGGACTCACGGGTACCCCGACCCCCAACTCCCTGCTCGACCTCTGGGCTCAGGTCGCACTCCTCGATAGGGGCGTGTCGTTGGGGAGGTCTTTCGCAGCGTACCGTCAGCGGTACTTCTACCCCGCATCAGTGGGGTTCAAGGGTTACACTACCTCCTGGGCGATGGTTCGTGGGGCAGATGTTCTCATCTATGACCTGATCAGCGACTTCTGCCTGTCAATGCAGACCGAGGGTCGAATCAAGCTCCCGCCGGTCACAGAGAACACCATCGAGGTTACCCTCCCGGCGGGGGCACGCCGTATGTATGACAGGATGAAGCGTGACATGGTTGTCGAGGTGCAGTCCGGGGCTGTTCATTCTGCATCGAATGCGGCAGTCATGGTGGGAAGGCTGTCCCAGATGACAGCGGGGTTCCTCTACCCTGACGTTGATGATTTTCTGGCAGGGAATTCCAAGATCTCACACGTGCACTCGGAGAAGACCCGTGCACTCGTTGAAATCTTCGAGGGGTCCAGCTCTCCCCTTCTGGTGTTCTATCGCTTTAAAGCCGAACTGGAGGCTCTTAAAGAAGCACTCCCCGCCGGTGTGGTGCACACTCCGAAGGACAAGGACGTGTTCAAGCGGTGGAATCGTGGCGAAGTTCCGGTGCTCGCGGCGCACCCTGCGGCGATCGGTCACGGGTTGAATCTTCAGGCAGGTGGGCACACGGTTGTGTGGATGACACTGCCGTGGAGCACTGAGGAGTGGGACCAGGCGAACAAGCGCCTAGCCCGGCAGGGGCAGCAGAATCCAGTGGTTATTCATAAGATTATGGCTAAGAACACGATCGATGGCGTGATCGAGGCAAGATTGAAGCAGAAAGAGACCACCCAGGACGCGATCATGAATTATTTGCAGGAGTTCTAAATTATGGGAAAGATATTTGACCCAGAGACACACCTTCAATTTGCCACCGCGCCAAAGCGCAACTCTGTGATCTGGAATAACGGTCGTATCACGTGGACTGAGTTCTGTGAGAAGGCGAACGACCCCCAGGACCACAAAGAAGCTGGCAACTACATCTTCGGTTACCTGGATGGCGATCGTCGTAACAAGAGCACCATTGCTGCACGGTCTGCGGTCACTCTCGATGTGGATTACCCGCAGAACGAGTTCCTGTCCCGCATCACGAACATATTCGGTGATACAGAGTTCCTCCTCCACACGACGTTCTCCTCCCGACCGGAAGCCCGCCGGTACCGGCTCGTTTTCCCACTGGAGGTGCCCGTCTCCCCCGAGGTGTACCGTGGTCTGTGTGAGGGGATTATGGACGCCGTTGGACGTGATAATTTCGACCCTAGCACCAGCCAGCCAGAGCGGTACATGTTCCTGCCGGCAGCAGAGGATCGTGAGTCGTACTACGTACAGCATAACGTTGGGGCGGCTCTCAACCCCTCAGCACCGATGTTCTCCAGTGCGGGCGCACCCTCCCCCAGCCAGGGGGGTCGTAACTGGAAGAAAGACCCCACGACTCTCAAGGGCATTCCTGGTAAGTTCTGCCAGGCATACCCCGACTGGGCAGAGCTGATCCGTGTGTACGATTTACCATATACTCAGGTGTCGACTAACCGGTTCCACCTCAATGGTGCACACTCGGATGCGGGTATGGCACCGATCGCCGAGAATCCTGGGTTTGTGTATTCGCATCACGCCAACGACCCGGCGGGTGGTTACGCGAGGAATGCTTTCGACCTGGTGAGGCTGCATAGGTTCCATGAGCTTGACCGTGACGCGAAGACCACGACTCCCCTCAACCGTCTCCCTTCCTACCTAGCGATGCTGCGTCTTGCTGGGCAGGATGCGCGAGTGAAGCGACTGCTGGCTGAGGAGACCTTGGGTGAGTTTCCCGATGATTTACGTAAGGAGTTCGGGGACTCGGCGCACTGGGTGAATGAGCTGTCTCGTGGGAAGAACGGTCTGGTTGAGGATACCGTGCAGAACTTCGAACTTATCTCGAAGAATGATCCCGTGTTCCAGCGGATTATCCTGAACGCTCGCGGTATGACTATCGAGCTGTTGCCGGGATCATACCCCTGGCGGGATGTGACTTCGCAGGATACACCTCTGGATGACTACGATTTCTCCTCGATATACATGCACCTCCAACGTGTCTATGGTCTCAAGGTGACAGACAACCGTCTGCGCCATATCTTGCGCGACATTTCCCAGGATCGCAAGCACGACTTCGTTCGTGAGTACCTGGAGTCGTTGGAGTGGGATGGGGTACCACGGGTAGAGTTCGCCCTGCCGGGAGTGAAGGATTCCCCTCACACCCGGCTGGTGGCGAGGAAGTCTCTGGTGGCGGCGGTAGCACGAACCTTCGAACCTGGAGTGAAGTGGGACAACATGCTTCTCATCTATGGCGCTGAAGGTATCGGTAAGTCGTGGTGGATGGAGCGCATGTCCAAGGGCTGGTACAACTCCCTCGATGATATCACGAACAAGGATGCCTTGATGAAGATCAGTAAATCCTGGATCGTGATCGCTGACGAAGGACACGCACTCCGTGTGGCGGACTTCAACCGATTGAAGGAGTTCCTCACACAGAGGAAGGACGAGTTCCGTGCACCGTTCGCCGCTACTGTGACGAGTTACCCCCGCCGGTCTGTCGTGTGGGGAACCACGAACGACCCAGCTTTTCTTCGCCGGCAGGATGGCAACCGCCGCTTCCTCATCGTCCATGCAGAGGAGAAGGTTGACTTCGACGCCATGACGGATGAGTACATCGACCAGGTGTGGGCTGAAGCGGTGCATCTATACAACGAGGGCGAGAAGTTGTACTTCAGCGAGGAGGAATCTAAGCTGCTCAACCGCGAGAGGGAACCCTACATCCAGGAGGACCCCCTCGTCGGATTGATCAGGAGCTACATGTCTCTTGCTGTCCCGGAGAACTGGAGTCAGATGTCAATGAGCGAGCGTATGGAATGGCGTATGAACGTTGAACTGAATTTCACCCCGGCGGGGAGTGAACCGATCAACGAGATCTGTGCCTTGCAGGTATGGTGTGAAGTCTTGGGTCGACGAATTGGAGACCACACTCCACGTGATATCGCTAATATCCACCGGGTGCTCCGACAGATCGACGGGTGGACCCTCTCCCCACATCCTATGGCGAGTGCGGCGTATGGCTCACAGGCGACGTTTATCCGGGTTGAGGAACCAGAACTTATTTGATTAGTGAAGTATGGGGCGCGAGCGCGGCAGGCATAATAGTTCTAGGCGCGGTCGCGCCCCTAGTTACATCATGGAGGATATTGTGAAGATCACCTTGGAATTTGACTCTTTTGAAGATGCTGAAGCCCCTCTGGTGAAGGCAGTTCTTGGCACCATGTCCGGTGGTGTGGCGGCTCCCGAGGTTGCCCCTAAGAAGGCGGAAGCTGCCCCTAAGAAGGCGGAAGCTGCTCCGAAGAAGGCGGAAGCTGCTCCGAAGAAGGCGGAAGCTGCTCCGAAGAAGGCGGAAGCTGCTCCGAAGAAGGCGGAAGCTGCTCCGAAGAAGGCGGAAGCTGCTCCGA